CCCCTGCCTTTCCGAGCAATTCCTCCCCGAAAACCACCAGTACGGTCCCAGCCGGTCCGTGCGTAGGCCAGATTGAGCAGGATTAGTAAATATATGACCCAGACCATTACACCCCGTAAGGGGGCTACTGAGCCGCGATTACATAGTCCGTATCTCACGGGCCACACTCGCGGCGATGAGATCGCACAGCTAGCAGAAAGTATTGGATTGCCCTTGCTGCCGTGGCAGGATTTTGTAATTCGGGATATGACCACCGTAGACGATGCCGGGATGTTTATTCGCAAGACAAACCTCATCCTCTGCGCCAGACAACAGGGTAAAACTCACCTGGCGCGTATGATGATGCTGGGGCATATGTTCTTATTCGATAGCCCTAATGTGCTCATTATGTCCTCTAACCGGTCAATGGCCTTGGACACCTTCCGCCAAGTGGCTTATGCCATCGAGGGTAGTGACGAGCTAAGTCGGCAGGTTAAACAGATTCGCTTTGCCAATGGCACCGAGTCGATCGAGCTAAAAAATGGCCATCGCCTGGATGTGGTCGCAGCTACAAGAGACGGTTCTCGCGGACGTACCGCTTCGCTGCTTTATATTGACGAGGTACGTGAGATCTCGGAAGAAGGCTATCGCGCAGCAACTCCGACCACGAGAGCAAAGCCGAACGCTCAAACCCTACTGACTTCCAATGCCGGTGATTCCTTCAGCACCGTGCTGAACGATCTTGTCGAGAGGGCCAGGAGTACGCCGCCTAAATCGTTTGGATACTATGAATACAGCGCTCCGCCATTCGCCAAGATAACCGATCGCGACGGATGGGCCTCTGCCAATCCGGCCCTTGGTTACACAGTCACGGAGGCGGCATTAGAGGAGGCCGTTAGTACGCAACCAATCGAAACTACAAAGACCGAGATGCTTTGCCAGTGGATTAGCTCTACGGCCAGCCCCTGGCCTCATATGTCGGTTGAAGAGGCCGGCGATAGAGACCTCAAACTTGTACCTGGTCCGCTTACCGTATTCGCCTTTGACGTGGCACCGAGCAGGCGCAATGGTTCGCTCGTAATGGGCCAGGTAATGCCTGACGGTCGCATAGGCGTAGCTGTGTTAGAGGTATTTCATTCGGACGTATCCATCGATGAGCTATTCGTTGCCAATGCGATCGCTCGCTGGGCCAAGCTCTATTTCCCGAGACAAGTCTGCTTTGATAAGTACACAACCGCCTCAATAGCCAAAAGGCTCGAAGTCAATGGAATCCAGATAACCGACATATCAGGCCAAAAGGGATATCAAGCCTCCGGCGATCTTTACGAAGCCCTGGCTAATAAACGTTTGGTACATAGTGGCCAGGACGAGCTCGTTACACATATGTCTAACTGTGCAGCTAAAGAATCGGATGCCTCCTGGAGAATCATCCGTCGTAAATCCGCTGGACCGGTTGATATTGCGATCGGTTTAAGTATGGTCGTTCACGTGCTAACGCAGCCAATGAGTGAGGCTAAAGTTTACGTTTAGACACGCGGCAGATAGCCGTACTTATGCTTGACATTATGGGAAAATGGCGGTTATGGGATTACTTCAAACTTTAGGTTTTAAGGCGGCTGACAAGCCGGCTATTGAAGCTCAATATGCACCAGCAGTTATGGATACCACCTACGGGTACGGATCATTTAACACTAATAGCTCTTTTGGTTATAACAATGTCGGTATCGATCGCAACTTTGCTTTAATGGTTGCTTCCGTATCAAGATGCAGAAATCTTATCGCCGGCGTTATCTCGTCGATCGATTTAGCATTATATAAAAAATCAACTGGTGAAAAGTTAGGTAGCCCTGTTTGGCTTGAGCAACCTGACATTCGACAACCACGAAGCGTAACAATAAGTGCAACCGTGGACTCTCTTATATTTTATTCAATCGCCTACTGGCGCGTTACTTCTTTGTATGCCGACGATGGCAGGCCGTCAGGCTTTGAGTGGGTTGCTAATAACCGCGTAACATATACCACCGACAAATATGGAACAGAAGTAAAAGATTATTTTGTTGATGGTAACTTGGTGCCGATGAGTGGCATTGGCTCGCTTGTCACTTTTCAGTCACTTCTTCCTGGTGTATTACAAACCGCAAGTACCACTATTCGCGCTGCCTATGACATCCAGAAAGCGGCGGCGGTAAGTGCTGCAACTCCGATGCCGACTGGAATATTGAAGAACTCGGGAGCCGACCTTCCTGAAACACAGATCCAAGGTTTACTAGCTGCGTTCAAGAGCGCTCGCCAAAATCGATCGACGGCGTATCTGACTTCGACTTTGGATTATGTACCTACTTCATTCTCGCCTAAAGATATGGCCTACACGGAGGCCTCACAGTATTTAAGTACCGAGATCGCACGTTCGATGAATGTACCGGCATATATGATTTCGAGCGATATGAATAACTCGATGACATATCAAAATATCCTGGATGGCAGAAAAGAATTCGTCGCTTATTCTTTGCAGCCTTATATTTCCGCGATCGAGGACCGCCTCAGTATGAATGACATTACCAATAGCCAAAATCAAGTGCGCTTTGCGGTAGACGATACGTTCCTTCGTGTAGATGCTAAGGATCGTTTAGACATTATTGAAAAAATGCTAAATCTAGATTTAATTGATGTAAACCAAGCTCGACAAATGGAACAACTCACACCGCTAGGAGATGCAAGTGCTACTAACGTTTAGTCAAGAAATCCAGGCGGCTGATACAGAGCGCCGTATCGTATCCGGACTTGTTGCACCATATGGCGAGATCGGTTTTACGAGTGCAGGCCCTGTAATGTTCGAGCGCGGTTCAATTACTTACGCCGAGGCCTCACAGATAAAGCTTTTAATGCAGCATCAACAAGATAAGCCGGTAGGTCGCGCAATTTCGTTCAGCGATTCAACTGCAGGCGTGTACGGATCGTTTAAGCTTTCGAGTAGCACTCGAGGACAAGATGCGCTCGTACTCGCTCAGGAAAATCTGGTCAGTGGCTTATCCGTCGGAGTGGATGTAACCGCTTCGAAGCCAATGGGAGATTACCTGTTAGTAACGGCTGCGGTCCTCAAGGAAGTTAGCCTCGTCGAGAGTGCCGCTTTCTCCAGCGCCTCCGTAACTGATATTGCTGCGGCACGAGCTGCGCTCGAAGCTGCAACAAGCACAAGCACCAAAACCACAACGATCAATACGACAATCGTAGAGACCGAAACAGAAACCGAAAGCGAGGAAGCTGTGACTACAGCCCCAGAAAATACACCGGAGGAGACTCCGGTAGATACACCGGTCGAGGCTGAAAAAGTCGAAGCCGCTCGTAAGATCATTCGTCCGTCAGTATTGGATTCTCAGCGAGTCCGTACACCAATCGTATCTATGGCAACATACACAGAGCACAAGATCAAAGCTGCACTAGGTAGCGATGAGTCTCGTCTTTATGTAACTGCCGCAGACGATAGCTTTTCAACTAACCCGGCATTTAATCCAACTCAGTACCTATCAGAGTTTGTAACTAATACACGCTTTGGAACCCCGGCTATTGATGCCTGCAGTCAGGGAGTTCTTCCAAATTCTGGTATGACAATTAACGTCCCATCACTTGTTACATCAGCAGGTGGCGGTTCAGGCGTTGCACCGACTGTCACAGTAGAGGCCGAAGCTGGAGCCGTATCTAATACAGGTATGGTTACACAATATTTAACTGGAACTGTATCCAAGTACTCCGGAATGAATACCATAAGTGTTGAGCTCCTCGAGAGATCAGATCCAAATTTTTATGCGGAACTGACTAACCAACTTCAAAACGCTTATTTAACTTCTATTGATACCGCAGTACTTACAGCGCTATTAGCTGCAGGTACTAACGCATCAGCTACTACAGCTGATAGCGACGGCGTTATCGCTTACAGCTCACAAGCTGCAAAGCTTGTCTATGAAAACACCGGTTACTTTGCTCAGAACTACATCGGCAACGGTGCACAATGGCAGCTACTGATGTCAGCAACAGATACCACAAAGAGACCAATTTATAATGCAATTCAACCAATGAACGCGGCTGGACAGGTAGGGCCTGGCTCTATTCGCGGTAACGTACTTGGACTCGATCTGTATGTAGACCGTAACTTTGCAGAGACTACTGTCGATGATAACTCAGCCATTATTTTGGCTCCTGAGGCGTTCACCGTTTATCGTGGACCTCAGGCTTATATGTCAGTGAACGTAGTATCTAACCTACAAGTACAGGTTGCGATCTACGGATTTATGGCAACTATCGCAAAGATGCCTAACGGTATTATCAAGTTTGCGAAAATCTAAGCCACAACCCTAATAGTCGGTAGGGCTCTTAGCCCTTTGAGCCCTACCGGCCTTTTTAAGTAAGGAGATTATTGTGCCGGCAACTTACGTCACCGAGGCAGAGTTAAGAGCCAACCTTGGAATCGATGCGCTCTATTCATCGGATATCGTCGAGACGTGCTGCCAGACTGCCCAGGATCTTCTAAATCAATTTTTATGGTTCGCTTCCGCGCCGGTTGTCGGTACCACTTTGCAGAATAATGTTGCAACCGTAATGATCGCGAACCCGGCTATCTTTACAACCGGCCAATCCGTAACCTTGAGTGGATGCGGCTCAACCTTTAACGGCACGTACACAATTACGGGAACGATGCCTTGGAGCGCCGGTACTACTAATTTAATCCCGTCGATCGTTTGGAATAACTACGCCTGGAATTGGCCAGCCGGTTATAGCTTTATCCAATTTACCAAGGTCGCAGCTAATGTTAATTTTAGCCGGGTCCTCCCTTATGGCTCTGCCGTGGGCGCGGATACAAAGACAAACAGCTACGCGACCACCCCGGCTGTACGCGAGGCCGCGATGATTCTGGCGGTGGACATATTCCAAGCTCGCCAGGTATCACAGACCGGCGGCGTATCTATTGACGGATTCAGTCCTTCGCCATACAGGATGGGTAACTCAATGATCGGCAAGATCAGAGGGCTCATCGCCGGGTACCAAAATCCAAACAGTATGATCGGATAGCAGATGCCAGCGCCGATTACAACCTTACGAGCTACGGTAGCCGCCGTTTTGGCTAACCCTAACTCTTGGAACACTTTTGCTTTCCCTCCGCCAACAATCACGGCTAACTCTGTAATCGTTGCACCGGCGGAGAATTACATTACGCCAAGTAATAACACGAACGCCGGAATATCACCATTAGCGAACCTGAAAATCATTATGACCGTGCCGATGCTGGACAACCAGGGGAACCTGAACGGCATCGAAACCTTGGCTGTAGCTGTGTTTAACAAATTGGCTGCATCAAATATCGTTATGAATATTGGCAGTATGTCGGCTCCAACTGTACTTGATGTACAAAGTGGAACGTTGCTAACTGCCGATTTTAATATCTCAATACTCACAAGCTGGAGCTGACAAATGACACTAACCGATGAAGATATTGCCTTTCTAATTAAGATAGGGCAGATCAAAGAAGCACCAAAAAAAGAAGCAAAAACACACACACCTACTACAGAGAAAAGCGAGGAATAGGCGATGGCCGTATTTCTATCAAACGGAGTAGTCGTAACCCTTAACTCGGTTGCACTCTCTGATCACGTAACGAGCGCTACGATTAATAGAGTTTTTGAAGAACTCGAAGTCACTGCGATGGGCGACTCAGCTCGTAAATTTACTAAGGGACTAGAGACTTCAACAATTACTCTAGATTTCTTAAATGATAACGGAGCTTCAGGTGCCGGAGCTGTACGAGCTGCACTGCAAAGCGCTTGGGGTACTACTGTGCCGATTACGCTAAAGCAGACAAGTGCCGCCGTTGGTACCGATAACCCTCTATATAGCACTACGATTTTGGTAAACAACACCACCGACATTAACGGCGCTGTAGGGGACATCTCAACACAAAGCATTACATTTACCTGTAACTCACCAATTACAATTACCACCGCATAAATAAAAAGAAAAGGGGCATCAAATGGCACGACTCAAAATAACAAGGGCTACCGGCGAGGTTACTGAGCATCAGATAACTCCACGGATCGAGTACGCCTTTGAACTCTATGCAAAGAAAGGTTTTCATAAAGCCTTTCGTGACGATGAAAAGCAGTCGGATTTATACTGGCTGGCTTGGGAATGTATTAGGACTAGCGGCGAAACCGTAAAAAGTTTTGGCCCCGAGTTTTTAGAGACACTTTCCAAAGTCGAGGTACTAGACGACGAACTTTTAAGCTAGGGCGGGACTCCTTAACCTATCAGGTAGCGCAACTATCTATACGGTTAGGGGTTCCGCCTCAAGCGGTACTAGACCTCGATGCAGAGATGTACAAGATGTTAATACAAGTGTTAAACGATCAAGCAAAGGAGGCCGAACAATATGCCCGTAAACCTCGAAGGCGTTAAAGGCACTCTAAAAGCTATGCGTAAAATTGATCCAGAACTACTACAAGAAATGAATACCGAAATCAAAGCGGCAATGATTCCTATCCGGGACAAGGCCCGAGGTTATGCACCATCGCCTCAACCGGATAACCTTTATGGCTGGAACGAGAATACGGTAGGTAGAAAGATTACAGCTCGTAACTCAGCCTTTAGAACTTTTAACACCGAGGGCCAATTACGCTTATTTCCATTGTATGACCACAGCACAGTTAAAAAGGGTATCTATTATGCCCAGGCTCCTAGCTCGCGTAACCGTAACGGCTGGCGCGCTTTGTACTATGTGGCCAACCGTTCGGCTGCTGGTGCAATCTATGAGACCGCAGGCCGTGTAAATCCTGGCGGATCATCAAAGAGCCGATCTAATAACCCTGGCGCTGGCGCTCATTTCATTAGTCGTATGGGGCCTTTGTACGGAAGTGAACGCGCCGAGCGCGGTCGTATGATTTTTAGAGCTTGGGAAGAAGATCAAGGTAAAGCTCAGAACGCGGTAATTAGGGCTATCACTAATACCATCAACTCCTTTAACCAGGGCAGATACGCGAAGGCTGCATAATGGCAAAGTTACCCAGTTTATTAGTTAATGCCGTTACAACCTTTGACGGCAAGGCTCTGACTAAGGGCGAAAAACAAATCAAAGGCTTTGAGAAAAATGTTAAAAATCTAGCGCAGGCTTTCGGTGTGGCCTTTAGCGTTACAGCGCTGGCGCAATATGGTAAAAATGCCGTTAAGGCTTTTGCCGCTTCAGAGCTAGAGGTAGCGCAGCTAACGACCTCGGTACGTAATCTAGGCCTAGCCTTTGCCACGCCTGAAATCAATCAATACATCGACAAACTAGAAGCGGCCACTGGTGTAAATCGTGATCAGTTACAGCCGGCGATGCTCAAGTTATTACAAGTCACCGGGTCAGTTACTAAGAGCCAAGAGCTGCTTAACCTCGCGATGGATGTATCGGCCGGGACAGGGACCGATTTAGCAACCACCAGCGAAAAGTTAAGCCAGGCTTATGTGGGCAATTTCAAAGGCCTACGTTCGCTCAACCTAGGACTTACCCAGGCCGAATTAGCCTCTACAGACTTTGAGAAAGTGCAACAGCGCCTACAGGTTTTATTCGCTGGCCAGGGCAAAGTAGCTGCAGATAGTTACGTCGGCTCGATGAACAAGCTAGCAGTTGCTTCGGAAAATGCCAGCGAGAAAATTGGTAAATCGTTACTCAATGCCCTGACGGCACTATCTGGCGGCAAGACCATCGACGATACGATTTCAAAGATCGATACCTTAAGTACCGCTATCGCTGGTCTAATCGATGCCACGGTAGGGCTCAAAGCCGGTGAGATCCTTCAGCAGTACTACGGCCTAAACGCCGGCAAGATTCCTGGTGGATTCGGCAATCGTTCATTATCGGCTGGCAATCAAGACACACAAAAGGCTGATGCCAAGGCCCGGGCCAAGGCTGAGGCAGATGCGGCTAAACGAGCTAAAGAATTATTAGCACTGCAAAAGAAATCCGCAATAGCCGAAAAAAATAAACTTTCGTTATCCAAGGCCGCAGCCGTCTTTGATACCACTCGAATCTCATTGGCCGCCGCTCTCAAGGCTACCTACGATAAAGAGACACGCTTGCGCCTCGAGGCCTTGCAGGCGATCGAAGAGGATAACGGCGATTTAGCGCTTAAGAAGATTACCGAACTGGCTGCACTACAAAAGAATTCAGATTTAGCAAAGTTAGCTGGTATTAAAGAGGTTAGCGATGCAACCCTTCTGGCAATTAACACACAATTACTTAATGAACTTACCGCTATTGATAAATCTAAAATGGCCGAAGGCGATAAAGAACTGGCACGTGAAGAGGCGTTCAAGAAGTACAACGCTGCAATTACTGCCGCTGGTCAGTTAGCCGCCAAAGAGTCCTACAGCGAGCGCGTACAGATTCAATTAACCGAGATAGCACGTTTAGCCTCTATTAGTAAGACCACCAGCGCAGCTACAACTGCCACGCTATTACGCGAGTCTGCTGAGTTATCTATGATTGACCGTGTAGCCAAAGCACAAAAGTTAGCAGACGATGCTCGCCTTAAAGCTTTACAAGAATATATAGCTCTACTAGGCAAGATTGGTACAGGCGGTAATACCGGTGGTCTAACCTCTAGCGGCGTAGGATCGCTTATACCTAAATCCACGGTTATTGATACCGTCGAGAAAATGGCTGAAGCTACTAAAGGTCTAAAAAAAGACGTAACGATCTTTGATCTATTTCCAACTTTAACCGATGCACAAAAGGGCGACCTTGGTGGATATAGCCCTACAATGAATTACGGCGGCGGATACCCGGCTACTTATAATATTAAGATCGAGGCAGGTTTAGGCGATCCAGAGGCTATCGCTCGAGCTGTTGAGGACGTACTTAATCAATCCACATATAGAGGCACCACGGTTAATCGCGGTTCCGGGGATTACACGATAGCGTGAGTACCTGGTTACCCGAATGGCGTATAACCGTCGGTACGACGGTCTACACCAATGTACTCAGCGTAAATATGGCAACGGGTCGCGATGATATCGATCTACAATGCAACGCCGGGTATGCCCGTATGGAGATCGTAAACGTAAACAATACGGCCTTCGATATTGACGTTACAGATATTTTGACTTTAGAGCTAAAGAACAGCTCAGGCACATATGTACCCGTATTTGGTGGCACCGTATCGGACTTTGGCATATCCGTACGCTCACCGGAAGAGGTGGGCTTTATAACAATCGGTAATATATTGGCCGTCGGTTCCCTGGCTAAATTGACCAAGGCCTTGTTTCCGGATGCCCTACCAAAGACCGAGGACGGCAACCAGATCTTTGACATTCTAAACGAGCTATTAATTAACTCCTGGTTCGAGGTAGCCCCGGCTCTACAATGGTTTAATTACGACCCTACGACCACTTGGGCCGATGCAGAAAACGTAGGCTTGGGTGAGATCGATCAGCCTGGACTTTATGAAATGATCTCACGATCAGCCGATCCGTTTAGCAGCTACAACTTATGCGCCCAGATCGCACAAAGCGCACTCGGAAATATGTACGAGGACAAGGCTGGCCGCGTATGTTATGCCGATGCCGATCACCGTACGGCTTATCTATCGGCTAACGGCTATACGACTATCTCGGCTAATTACGCTACCCCATCCAGCGTTAAGTCAATATTACAAATAGGCAAGATCCGTAACTCGCTCGTATTTAACTACGGTAATAATTACAATAATCAGGCCACGGCGTTAGATGCCGCCTCTATCGCTAATTACGGACGGTATCAGCGCAGCGTTAGTTCTAACCTGCATAACCTCAGCGATGTGAACGACGTTATGGATCGTGAATTAGGCCTCCGGGCTATCCCACGTGAGCAGCTACAGGCCATTACTTTTAGACTGGATAACTCGGAGCTACCCGATGCCGAGCGTAATAAGCTGATTAACGTATTCTTTGGTGAACCTATCGTTATTAACGACCTTCCGATTAATATGTTTAACGGGTCCTTTAATGGATTCCTGGAGGGCTTTGCCATCAGGGCTACGCCTCAATTCGTAGACATAACGCTCACGCTGAGCCCTACAGATTTCTCACTGGTTGCGCCACAGTGGGATACGGTTAGCCCGTCTAACCTGGTTTGGACAGGTGTAAACGCTACACTTATCTGGGAAGACGCTTTTGGAGGTTTGACATAATGGCAACGGTTACCCCGAACTTTAACTGGCCCGTTCCAACTTCGACCGATCTGGTCAAAGACGGAGCTACGGCTATCGAGGCACTTGGAGATTCTATTGATGCCTCGCTGGTCGATCTCAAGGGCGGTACCAGCGGACAGGTATTAAGCAAAAACTCGAATACAGATATGGATTTCGTCTGGGTTACTTCCGACGATGCTAACGCTATCCAGAATACGATCGTCGATGCAAAGGGCGATTTAATTACAGCTACAGCGGCCGATACCCCGGCACGTTTAGCGGTTGGATCTAACGGCGAGACACTCGTAGCAGATAGTTCCACTTCGACAGGTTTACGTTATACCTCAAACTTTGCAGCGGGTAAGAATAAAATTATCAATGGCGATTGCAACATCAACCAGCGCAATTTTTCAAGTGGTACGGCAACAGGTCAATACATCTTAGATAGATTTCAAGATGATGGCACAGGTGGCACGATTACAACTAGCATCCAACAATTTACGCCTGGTACTGCGCCTGTCGCTGGTTACGAAGCCAAGCAATTTATGCGAACAATTACTGCAACTCAATCAGCAGCAGGTCATTATGACTCATTGACACAAGCAATCGAGGATGTACGCACATTGGCAGGACAAACCGTTACGGTTTCGTTTTGGGCTAAGGCTGCCAGCGGTACTCCGAACATTGGAATTTCATTGTCTCAAAACTTTGGTTCAGGAGGTTCACCTAGTATTATCTCCAGCGCAGCAGTACAAACAATCACAACCTCTTGGGCTAGGTATTCATTTACATTAACTTTGCCATCAATCAGCGGTAAAACAATCGGCACATCATCATTTGTAAAACTTTACATTTTTGTATCTGTTGGAAGCACTATTCAATCATTTGGTTATCCAGCAGTCGGATTACAAAATAATACTTTTGACGTATGGGGCGTACAGGTTGAGGCAGGTTCAGTCGCTACCGCTTTCCAAACAGCGACTGGAACACTTCAAGGAGAATTAGCCGCTTGCCAGCGTTATTACACACGCGAAAGTGTGACGACTACCTATGCGTATTTCCGTTCATCAGGTAATGCAACAAATACAACTCAGGCAAGAATTATTGTTCCGTTGCCTGTTCAGATGAGAACAAAACCTGCCGCTATGGACACGGGCGGTTCGCTGGCAGTTTCAGATGGTGTAAATCTATACACAACTGGTTCGTTTGTTTTATCTGCAAATTCTACAACTCAAAATGCTCAGGTTGAATACACTCACGGTTCTGCCGTATTTACTCAGTTTCGTTATGAGTCATTACAAGACAACAACAATGGTACAACATACCTCGGATTTAGTGCGGAGTTATAAAAATGGATAATGTAACCTTTATTGAACACACAGACTCTTTAACTGGCGAAGTCACAGAACACGCCATTATTGACCGAGGCAACGGTGAATACACCACAATGCTGAAATCAACCTATGACAAGCAACAGGCACAGGCGGAACAATCCACACCGAGCGTTACAAGTGGAGACTAGTTATAACGGCTACCCGGCCTCTAAAGATCCGGAAGCTATAAAAATAAAGTCCTACCTTGTAAAAGGTACGGATCGTAAGCTGCGATGT